TACTATCACAAGCGACGAAACCTATTTTAAGAGCTGCGGATTTCGACAAAATTGGTATGATGAAGAGTTTACCGACGCTGCAACCAGAGACTATCTTCCAATAGATAGCGGAAACCAACAAATCTCTAATCAGGCTGACCGAGTTAGTTACAGAGATGTAGTAATTAATCTGATACAGGATTCTGGGAAGTGGCACTTCTTAATGAACTACAAGGGCGCAGATACTAATTCGCAGCCCAACTTTAATATATCAGTAGTAAACGCTGGGGGTCATATGCAGTTCCCTTCAGGCACTCCTCATACTCTAGTAATCGAAACCGGAGCTACAGTAGGCAATGATGAAAACGCAATGACAGTATGGGATATGAAGGGGTACGCAGATGAGTAAAATTAAGGTTGATATAATTGAAGATTCTAGCGGTAACACTATCCGTTTTCCTCAAAATTCGCTTGGAGATGGCTACCTAAAAGTTTCCTCTACTGGACAGTTATCTACTGTTAGTGCCTTACCTTCCCAAACAGAGTTTGTAACAATCTATGACGCTGACAAAGATGGGGTATTGTCTGGTACTTCTATTGAATACATCCTCACACCTGAACAAGTATCTAAGATTTCTGCGGGTGCCCGTTGTATTCTGTTCTTCTCTAATGTCTCATATATGGACAACCAAGGATGGCAATTTATTAGTGGCACACCTGCAAGCGGAAGTAGCTTTTCATCTAACAGTCTATATCATTGGTTTGACCGATCTGGTGGATATCAACGGGCTTATGGAAGTTTCTCTTACATCCCCCAATACAGAGTAGGCTTTACCGCCGCTTTGGCAACCGAAATGATTGGTGGCGTGGGTGTGACGGAATTTCAGATCGCTAATGTTAATGGTGATCGTGAGCACATGACTTTTAAGAGTATTAGCGCCAAACAGTATGAAGGGCAGAGTAGGTATGAATATAATAGAGTGGAAGAGGTTTTAGGAGGTGCCCTTGGGCCTCAAGGGAATTGGTCTTACTACAAAATGGTATTTCCTAATACAACTGTTGGGTACGGCGGCGGAATTTCACTAATCATTCTAGGAGATGAATAATGTTTAAAGTAGTAAATGGAAAACGTATCAACCTTACAGCAACAGAGATTGCAGAGTTACAGGAGTTTCAGGAGCGGGAGCTGGCCAGAAAACCAGACCTAATGCGCTCTGTACGAAATCAAAAATTAGCGGAATGTGATTGGACACATACGTCAGATCACGACAATGGACTAACCACTGAAAAGAAAACAGAGTGGGCTACTTATCGTCAGGCGCTTCGTGATGCACCTAACCATGAAGAGTGGCCGAATATGGATGCACACTGGCCTACGCAACCAGAATAATCTCTTGCTATTACACTAACTAAGTGCTAAAATCTTACACAGTATTACCAATCAGTTTAGGCACCTATGACAGATGAAACCTCAGTGTTTCGGACTGTCCTGCTAACACCCCCCACATAATCATATATCCATGCATGTTAGACCACTAGAAGTTGCTGACCTCGCTCAGGTGATGGAGATAGCGAAATGGCTTCATCAGCACTCCCGCTACAAAGTATTTACCTTCGACGAACAAAAAGTTCTGCGGTTAATTGCAGGTAGTTTGTTAGAGGATACTTCCTTTTTTGTATCCGTGGCAGAAAAGGACGGAAAGATACTTGGGTACTTTCATGGGTATGTTGATTACCACTATTTCAGCGACATGAAGTACGCAGGAGATTGGGCGGTGTGTATTTTACCTAAATACAGGAAACACGCACCAAAGATTTTAAGACAATTTGTTTCAGCGTTTGAACAGTGGGGTCGTGCAAACGGCGCAGAAGAAATATCAATCGGGGCGTCTACTGAAGCCTACGGAACTGGATACAAAAAATTTCTACAACGTATGGGCTACAGGGATGTCGGTTTCCTAGCCGTGAAAGGATAAAACTATGAGTTTTAATAAAAAAACTACTAATGCGTTATCAGACACACAGATGGCTGATCTGAAGGCGGAGATTAACGCAGCAGCGGCGGCTAACAAAGCCCCTGCCGTAGATCTATCAGGTATCATGAGCGGGATAGGTGCTCTTGACACAGGGCAGGGCACTATAAATACGGGCATTTCTGGTGTTAGCGGAGATGTAACGGGTGGGTTTTCTGACCTTAATTCGTACTTAAATGACCAGTTTGGAAAAGCAGGTAACCAACGTGTCGATTCTGTTTACCAACTTGGTAAGGGGCTGCTTGATCTGAATAACCTGAACCAAGGCCGTGCCGATACTCTGGGGCAACAGGTTACCGAAGTAGGTGGTGATGTAACTCAAGGCTTTGCGGATCAGACTACACGCTTTGATACTTTGGATACGTCTGTCGGTGATGTACAGACGGGTGTTGATGCTGCAAATACTGGTATCGAAACTATGGGTGCAGAAATGGGCACCCGCTTCGACACCACGGATCAAAACTTCACCCAAGCTGGGGAAGCCCTGACCAAAGGCTTTACTGACACACAGGGTGATGTTGCAGCACTGCAAACGGAAGCACTAGCTGGGCAGGGTAGTATTTTATCTGACCTAGCTAAAGCTAAGACTGAGCGTGATGCGTACAACGTGGCTAGTAACGATGCGCAGAATACAATGCTCGAAAATCAAACTGGGTTTAAAACTAACTTTGATGATTACGTTAAGCGGTATTCCGATAATACAACTATACAGAACGAAACTCTGGGAGGCATCCAATCAGGCCTCACGGGTTTCGCTGGAGATGTTAATAATAGCCTAGCAAGTCTAAATTCCACAGTAGATAACAACGCAGCAGCGGCAGCAGCGGCAAACGCTGCACAAGCAAATAGCGTAGAAAAAATTCTGCAAGGCGGCTTCAACACCTTGGGTACTGATTTGAGCGGTGTTGATCAGAATGTTAGAGGTCTAGCGAACGGTATTTCTCAAGGTCAAGGTGAGTACTCTAATCAGTTTGAACAAGTCACTGGTCAGTTGAAATCACTATCACAGCTTAGTGGACTTCCTGACCAGATGCGTCAGCAATTCTATCAGCTTGGAGGCTCTTTTGATAAGCAGGGTAACCTGATCCAGAACAGCATTGACGAACAGGGTAATACGATCACCCGTGCTTTGGATAACCAAGGTAACATGATGATCCGCAAATTTGATGCCAGTGGTGCAAGCATGGGTCAGATGGCCATGAACCTGAATGACGTTATGGGCCAAATTAATCAGCTAGGTCTGGTACCGGGGGGCAATGCAGGCATGGGTAATCTATCACAACCACTGCAAGATTTAGGGACGGGCAACGGGGGGTTCATGTCGCCATTTGGCACAACTCAATAAAGGACTTTTTATGCATCCAAAATCAATCTCTGACCAAGGCCTTAACTTAATCAAAAAGTTTGAAGGTCTGCACAAAGTAGGGCCAGACGGTATGGTAGTCCCATATCGCTGCCCGGCTAATATTCTCACCATCGGCTACGGCCACACTAAAGGTGTTAAGAAGAATATGCGTCTTACAAAGCAAGAGGCAGAAGACCTTTTGCGGCAAGACATGAAGATCTACGAGGCCGATGTTAAGCGTCTGGTCGATGTACCTTTAACCCAGTACCAGTTCGACGCCCTAGTGTCGTTTGTATTCAACCTTGGTAGCGGTGCCTTCTCTGGATCAACGCTCCTAAAGAAACTCAACGCAGGTGATTATTCTGCAGTACCGGCACAATTGATGCGCTGGAACAAAGCACGGGTTGGTGGCAAACTTCAGCCTCTTACTGGTCTCACACGCCGCCGTTCTGCAGAGGCAGCATTATTCACATTGGACGCACAGCTACCCAGCGATGACGTTGATGTACCAATGGCACAGAAGCCTGCCGCTCAAGACAAGAAACCTCTGGCTAAATCTAAGACGATGGCCGGTGTAGGTATCGCTGGTGCAGCTACCGGCCTGAACGAAATGGCAGGACAGCTTCAGGGCTTGGTGGCGTATGCCGACAGCCTAAAGACCGTTTTCCTACTCTGTGCAATCGCTGGTATCGCTCTGGCTGCATATGCACGGTGGAAGGATCAAAAGGACGGGGTTGATGTTTAGTATCTTCGGCAAAGTGAAGACTTACATCATTGCCACCTTGGCCCTCGCTCTGCCCATTATTTACGTCTTTGGGCAGATTAAAGGACGGGCGAAAGAGAAGAATAAAGTTCTGACTGATGAACTACAGGCGCAACAAAAGGCGGCTGACTTTTATAAGGCGATGTCTGAAAATGAAAGCGACAATCTTACTGATCGCAAGTCTATCACTGACCGGCTGCGCTCAAACGGTTTATAGAACCCAACTCGAAATCTACTGCCCCCAAATCAAGCAGTA